TCGAGCAGGTCAGGTACTAGGTGGTGGCTTTAGTGGACGTGGTAATCAACTAGGATTGAGAATGACAAAGGGCACAAAAAAAATCGGAACTTCAAATCTGAAAAGTCTGATAGAATCTGATAAACTAATCATAAACGATTTTGATATTATTGCGGAACTCTCTACCTTTATTGCACGTGGAAAATCTTTTGAGGCTGAACAAGGTGCAAATGATGATCTAGTTATGTGTCTAGTTATCTTTTCTTGGATGGCCAATCAGAGATATTTCAAAGAGTTGACAAACGTAGATGTACGAGGTCAAATGTTTACTGAACAACAGAATGCTATAGAGGCAGATATGGCACCTTTCGGGTTTATAGATGATGGACTAAACGATCCAGAAGGCATGAATAACTCATTTTTTGATGATGCAGGTGAATTATGGTCGCCTGTGACTTACCGAAAGGGAGAGTAGTAAAGAAACGAATTATAATAAATATCTACAAAGGGTTATAACTACAAATTACTTAATATATTAAGGAGAAAAAACTATGGCTTTTCAAGTATCACCAGGTGTTTCGGTAACTGAAAAGGACTTGACGAATATCGTACCAGCAGTATCCACAACTGCAGGTGGTATCGTAATGACGGCAGAGAAAGGACCAGTAGATGAGATCACTACTATTTCATCTGAACAAGAACTAGTTGACATTTTTGGAAAACCAAATGCAAACAACTTCGAGGAATTCTTTTGCGCTGCAAACTTTTTAGGCTACGGAAATAATCTGAAGGTAGTAAGACCAATCACAGGTATGGTAAATGCTGTGTCGACTGGTACTGCTGTCTTAATTAAAAATACAGCTGACTATTTGGATACCTATCTTACAGACTCAGGCGCTGGATCGGTAACAAATATAGGAACATGGGCTGCAAGAGAACCAGGAACATTAGGAAACAGTTTAAAAGTTTCTCTATGTTCTAACTCAACTGCTTTCGGTCCTCACTCACAGAGTGGAACTTTAACAAATGACGCTTCTGCTGCTATCGGAGATACAACAATCACTATGGATGATGGATCTCTATTTCAAGTAGGTGACATATTAGAATTTGGAGACGCAACTAGTGTGCCTTCAACTTCAGGTGCACCCTCTGGATTCTTTTACAAGGTAACAGCAATCTCAACAAACTTATTGACAATCGCAAGATTTAATCCTCAGACAGGTCAAACTGAAACTGGTGGTCTAAGACACGCTCTTGTTGATAACTGTAAAGTGTTAAGACATTGGGAATATTACTTTAACTTTTCAGCTCCACCAACAACAACAGATGACGTATCTAACGCTGGTGGTTCAAATGACGAGATGCACATTGCAGTAATAGATGAAGACGGATCAATCACAGGAACTGCTGGAACAATCTTAGAAACTTTCGAGGGTGTTTCACAGGCTCATGACGCTAAAGACGCTTCTGGTAATTCAAACTATTATCCAGATGTAATTTACAGAGATAGTAAATTTATCTACTGGATAGATCACATCTCAACTTTGTCAGATGGTCTAACTAAAGTGGGTACAACTTTTGATAATACAGTTGGCGATGCTTTTGTAATATCTAATACTTCACTTTCTGGTGGAACAGATGACTTTGTTGCAACAAATGCTGAGATCGCTACTGCGTATGAGAAATTTTTAGATGCAGAAAATGTTGACATTGATTTACTAATATGTGGTCCTTCTCAAACAAGTGCTGATGCAACTGGAGACACAAAAGCAACTGCTGTTATGGATATTGCAACAGCAAGAAAAGATTGTGTCGCTTTCATATCACCTGCGAGAGCAGACGTGGTTGGAGTTGCAAACGCTGTCACACAAACTCAAAACGTAGTAGGATTTGCTGATGGTCTACCATCAACAAGTTATGCTGTAATCGATAGTGGATACAAATACATGTACGACAGATACAATGATGTTTACAGATTTGTACCATTGAACGGTGACACAGCTGGACTATGTGCTAGAACTGATAACATTGCTGACTCACACTTCTCACCTGCTGGATACAGCAGAGGTCAAATTAGAGGTGCAGTAAAACTTGCTTTCAATCCAAATCAATCTCAAAGAGATGAGTTGTACAAAGCAAGAATTAATCCAGTAGTATCTTTCCCAGGTCAGGGAACTGTATTATTTGGTGACAAAACTGCTCAGGCTAAACCAAGTGCATTTGATAGAATCAACGTAAGAAGATTGTTTATCACTTTAGAGAAGACTATATCTATCGCAGCTAAATTCCAACTCTTTGAATTTAATGATGAATTTACAAGAGCACAATTTAGAAACTTGATAGAACCTTTCCTAAGAGATGTACAAGGTAGAAGAGGTGTCACAGACTTTTCAGTAGTGTGTGATGATACAAACAACACATCTGACGTTATAGACAGAAACGAATTTAGAGCTGACATATTTGTCAAACCTAATCGTTCTATTAACTTCATACAACTTAACTTTGTGGCTACAAGATCAGGCGTTGCCTTTTCTGAAGTCGCTGGCGCTTAATAGGGAGGAATAAAATCATGCCAAATATTAATGAATTTAAATCTCGTTTAAGAGGCGGCGGAGCTCGTGCTAACCAGTTCAAGGTAACTTTACCTTTTCCTGGTTATGCTCAAGTGGGTGGTGAAACATCTGATCTAGCTTTCTTGTGTAGAGCAACTGCTGTACCTGGACAAACAGTAGGTAATGTTCCTATTCCGTTTAGAGGAAGGGTATTAAATATCGCTGGGGATAGAACTTTCGAACCTTGGTCGATTACAGTTTTAAATGATACTGACTTTAAATTGTATAGAGCATTTGAAAGATGGATGAATGGTATTAACAATATGACTGACAACGAGGGTATCGCAAATCCTGCTGATTACCAAGTTGATGGTTTCATAGATCATTTAGATAGAAATGGTAATACCTTAAAATCATACACTTACAGAGGATTGTTCCCAATTGCTTTAGATAGTATACCATTAAACTATTCTACTAATGATACTATCGAGGAGTTTGGGGTTACATTCCAGTTCCAATACTTTGAAACAGATACTACTACATAAAAATAAGTTAATTCAAAAAGGAAGATTATAATATGGTACAACTACTTGGATTTGAAATAACGAGAAAAGATAACAATCTGGAGAAGCCAGCAGAAGCCAAACAGGCTTTTACTATACCTTCTCCAGATGATGGTGTCACAACTATATCTGCTGGTGGTTACTTTGGCCAATACTTGGATATGGAGGTCACAGCAAAGAATGACTATGACCTCATAAGAAGATACAGAGAAGTCAGTCAACATCCTGAATGTGACATGGCAATCGAAGATATTATCAACGAGGTTATCGTATCTAATGAAAGAGATGTTGCTGTTTCAATATCTTTAGATAAACTTGCTGTTTCAGATAAAATTAAAGAAAAAATTAGAGATGAGTTTGACGAAGTATTACGTTTGTTAAACTTTGAAGAAAAAGGACACGATATATTTAAAAGATGGTATATCGATGGCCGTATCTATTTTCATAAGGTAATAGATCCGTCTAGTCCTAGAAAAGGAATTACAGAATTAAGATTTATTGATCCACGAAAAATGAAAAAGGTTCGTGAGATCAAAAAGAAAAGAGATGTCAAAAGTAAAGGCATTGAGGTTGTAGAACAAACAGCAGAGTGGTTTGTATATAATGAAAAAGGAATGACATCTGGTACATCTAACGTAGGTGTTAAGATTGCAACCGACTCAATAACTTTTGTGACATCTGGCGTAATTGACCAAACAAGAAATATGGTCATGGGTCACTTGCATAAAGCAATCAAACCTGTCAATCAATTGAGAATGATTGAGGACGCTGTTGTCATATACAGAATAGTTAGAGCACCTGAAAGACGAGTGTTCTATGTTGACGTAGGTAACTTGCCAAAAATAAAAGCAGAGTCTTATTTAAGAGACGTAATGGCAAGATACAGAAACAAACTTGTTTATGATGCATCTACTGGTGAGATTAGAGATGACAGAAAACATATGTCAATGCTCGAAGACTTTTGGTTACCTCGTAGAGAGGGTGCAAAAGGCACAGAGGTTACTACTCTACCAGGTGGACAAAATCTTGGCGAGATATCAGATGTTCAATACTTTCAAAAGAAATTATATAAGTCATTGAACGTGCCGATATCAAGAATGGAATCAGAGTCTGGTTTCAATCTAGGTAAAGCTGCTGAGATTAGTAGAGATGAATTAAAATTTACTAAGTTTGTTCAGAGACTAAGAAAAAGATTTACACAAGTCTTTGCTGATATACTTAAAACACAATTAGTTTTAAAAGGTATCATAACTATTGAAGATTGGGCAAAGATAGGATCACATATTCAATATGATTACTTAAAAGATGGATACTTTGCAGAGTTAAAAGAGGCAGAAATTTTAAGAGAAAGATTGAGTCTCGCTCAAGAAGTCAGTCAATATGTAGGTAAATATTATTCAGTTGAATATGTAAGAAAAAAAGTATTAAGACAAAGTGACGAAGATATAATAGAAATTGATAATCAGATCGCTAAAGAGATCAAACAAGGTATCATTGCGGCTCCCGAAGGACAAGATATGGATTCAGATACGCAAGATACTGGTATAAATATAGGAGATGAATAATTATGGCAAATGAAAATGTAAAAAGTATGATTGATTCACTTGTAGATGGTGACAATGTGGCAGCTCAAGACTCATTTAAAAATGCATTGTCTGATAAAATAGGACAAGCACTTGACGATAAAAGACAGTCGGTAGCAACAGATTGGTTAAATGCTGGTGACGAGATGCAGGCGACAAAAGATGCGGCTGTATTGACTGCTGATAACGCAGAAACACCAGAGGCACCTGCTGTTGAGGTAGATCAAGGCGGAGAAGAAAATGCAGATGATGTTCCAGCAGTTCAAGACTAAACTCGCTGAACAAAAAGCAGACACTCCAAAAGAGACTGCTGAGTTTAAAAAATTATCGCCAGCTGAAAAGATGGCAGTAAAAGATATCTATGCTATGATAGGTAAAACTAAAGGTGATATAATTAGTAAGATTGATGGTATAATAAAACAGGTGGCGAGAAAAAGAAATGTTAAGGTGTCAAGAATAGAAGACTATATTGACAATGAAATATTAAGTTAAAGGAAATAAGAAATGGCAATTGCAACAAGAACACTAAAAGATACAGCATTAGAATCTAGTGGCGGTGCACAAGGTGGTAAGGTTACTGTTCTGGTAAACATGGACGATAATACTACTGCTAACTCTAATATACTTGACGCAAGTGGTTTAGCAGGACACGCTAATGGTGCAAAACTAGATATCACTAGAATATGGTGGCAGTTAGTACAAGGTACTGCTGATGACAATACAGGTCATGTACAAATACAGTTTAAAGGTGCATCATCTGATACAACAGCAATTCAACTTGCAGGCACAGGACATTATGATGGTACTGCTGGTAAGATTACTAACAATGCAACCAACACAACAGCAACCTCAGGTGACTTAGAATTAAGTGCTTTTGGTACTTCTGGTAGTGTTATAATAGAATTAAGAAAAGACGAAAACTTTACAGCGTAATTTGTTATGGCTATAACCAATACCAGTATTGTGAACACTACTGAAAAGTATATTGTTCAATCAAAAGGTATCGGTGGTGAAGAGGAACAGATAATAGCTGACGGTGAAAAGTTAGAGAGTGGTAATAACGAGAGTAAAATAAGCTTGATAGAGTGTTATTATCAAATCAAGGGCACTGGAACATTAACGATTAGTGCCACAAGTGAAGAAAAAAATTTAACTTTTACTGGTCGTGGCAAGTATGGTTTAAGACCTGACCAGTTAAAGTTTGGTGACGATAAACAAATATTATTGACAACTGACTCAAATATAGAAAGTTATTTGTTGATAACTGAATTTAGGAGAAACAATTAATGGCTGATGTGGTAACAAGTCAAACGATAGTGGATACTGCTGGTACAAAAACAGTAATGAAATTCACTAACATATCTGACGGATCAGGTGAAACACTAGTGACTAAGATGGATGCTAGTGAATTAAATTTTATGACAGAGGATGCAAATAGGGTTCTCGCAAAAATATATTGGTCAGTAAATACTACTAATGGTAAATCAGGAGTAGAATTACTATTTGCTGGCAGTGGTGATAACGCTGCAAATGCAACGATAGGATTTTTTTCTGGTCGTGGTTTCCACGATTACCATACGGCAGGAAATAGTATACCTAACAATGCAACATTGACAGCAAACACATCGCCTGCAGGTGATATATTGCTATCAACAAAAGGTTTTGTTGCAGGTGATAACTACACAATAATTTTAGAGATAAGATAACAAAGGTGGAGAGATGAAACTAATAACAGAAACAATAGAGAATATCGAAGTCTTAACCGAAGAAAGAAACGGGAAGAAAGACTACAAGATAAAAGGTATCTTTATGCAAGCGGATATTAAAAACCGTAACGGTAGAATCTATCCAGTAGGCACACTTGCAAAAGAAGTTAAAAGATACAACGAACAATTTATAAACAAAAAAAGAGCTTTCGGCGAGTTAGGACATCCTGACGGACCAACCGTGAATCTTGAAAGAGTTTCACATATGATTACTAGTCTAAAACCAGAGGGTAAAAACTTCATAGGTGAGGCGAAAATCATGGATACACCATACGGTAAGATCGTCAAGAATTTAATTGACGAGGGTGCTCAATTAGGCGTATCATCAAGAGGTATGGGTTCTCTACAATCAGGATCGCAAGGTAATGTTGTAGGCAAAGACTTCTATCTCGCAACTGCAGCTGATATAGTTGCAGACCCATCAGCTCCAGACGCTTTCGTAGAGGGTATTATGGAAGGCAAAGAGTGGGTATGGGACAACGGAGTACTGAAAAGTATGGAAGTTGAGAAGTACAAAGAAGAAATAGAGAAGACAAAACGTGCCGAATTGGCAGAGAAGAAAGCTTCAATATTTAAAGACTTTCTGAACAAAATCTAAACACACGCAATCATCAATGGCTGCGTAGGTTTTGAGATGACAGGATGTATAAATAATATTAACTAATAATTAATTAATTAATTAAATTATCAAGGAGAGACCTAATGTCCGATACAGAAAAACAACTAGACAAAGTTGAAGAGCAAGTCAAAGACGCTGTAAATGCGAATGCTGCTCCAGCTGAGCCTAGTAAACTTAAAAATGACGCAGAGGATTTGGGTTCGGCTGTTGTAAAACCAACAGACGGTAATCCAGACGCTACGAAAAAGATTAAGAAAGTATCAGATCAGGTCAACAAAGACGCTAACGATGGTTCTTTACCAAACGACCAAAAACCTTCTTCAATGAAAAAAGAAGAAGTCGAAGATTCTGAAGAAGTTTCTGAAATGGCTGGCGGCATGAAAATGAACGCTATGAAAAAGATGAATGCTATGAAGAAAATGGAAGCAGATGATGCTGACTCGAAAGAAGATAAAAAAGAAATGATGATGAAAGACAAAATGAAAAAAGACGAGATGGCAAAAATGAAAAAAGAATCAGCGGAAGAAGTAGAAATTGACCTATCCGATGATGTTAAAGCATTAGTTTCATCTGACGCTGATCTATCTGAAGAATTTAAAGATAAAGCAGCTACAATATTTGAAACTGCTGTTAAGACAAGAATTAAGGAACAAACTAAGATCCTTGAGGCACAGTACGAAGAAAAACTTGCATCTGAAAAAGAAACAATCAAAGAAGCGATGACTGAAAAAGTTGATAGTTATCTAAACTATGTTGTTGAAGAATGGATGAAAGAAAATGAATTAGCGGTTGAAAGAGGAATTAGAACTGAGATCGCTGAGGACTTCATTACTGGTCTTAAAGACTTATTCAAAGAACACTACATTGATGTTCCTGAAGAAAAATATAATGTACTTGACGACTTAACTAATCAGAACAAAAAACTTGAAGACAAACTTAACGAACAAATCGAAAAGAATGTTGAGTTAAGCAAAAAAGTTTCAGACGCTGACAGAAGCTCAATCGTTGCAGATATCTCAGACGATTTAGCAGACACAGAAAAAGAAAAGTTTACTTCAATGGCTGAGAATGTTGAGTACGATAGTGCTGATAAATTTAGAGAGAAGTTAGAGACTATTAAAGAATCTTACTTCCCTAAAAAGAAAATAGAAGAAAGCTCATCTAAAGATGATGTTGATTCTGTTGCGGCTAACGCCCCTACTTCAGAGGGCAATACCGATGCTATGGCTGCATATACAGCCGCTATAACTAAAAACATTAAATCTGTAAAGGTTTAATAAATTTATAAAAAAGGAAACGGAGAGATAAAATGTATCTTACTGAAAACTTACAAGAAAAATGGCAGCCAGTATTGGAGCATCCAGATCTTCCAAAGATTGAAGATGCATACAAAAGAGCTGTAACAACTGTAATCCTTGAGAACCAAGAGAAAGCAGTTAGAGAAGACAGATCCTTTATGACAGAGGCAGCACCTGCTAACGCAACTGGCTCATCTGTTGACAACTGGGATCCTGTTTTAATATCATTAGTTAGAAGAGCAATGCCTAACTTGATCGCATACGATATCTGCGGTGTACAACCAATGACTGGTCCAACTGGTCTTATCTTCGCTATGAAGTCAAGATTCGGATCACAAGCTGGTGCTGAAGCTTTATTTAACGAAGCAGACACAGACTTTTCTGCTAGAGACGCTGCTGGTGACACTGGTTCTCCAGACGCTCAATCAGGAACTAACCCTGCAACTCTAAACGATTCACCATCTGCTGGAACTTACACAACTGGTTCTGGAATGACTACTGCACAAGCAGAGACATTAGGTGATGGTTCTGACGAGTTTGCTGAAATGGCTTTCTCAATCGATAAAGTCACGGTGACTGCTAAATCAAGAGCACTTAAAGCAGAATACACTATGGAACTTGCTCAAGACTTAAAAGCAATCCATGGTTTAGATGCTGAGACTGAACTTGCAAATATCTTATCAAGTGAGATCCTTGCTGAGATCAACAGAGAAGTAGTTAGAACAATTTACTCACACGCTAAAGCGGGTGCACAAGTAAATACTACAACTGCTGGTATCTTTGACTTAGACACAGACTCAAATGGTAGATGGTCAGTTGAGAAATTCAAAGGACTATTATTCCAACTTGAAAGAGATGCGAATGCTATCGGTCAATTAACGAGAAGAGGAAAAGGTAATATAATTATCTGTTCAGCTGATGTTGCTTCTGCACTTCAAATGTCAGGTGTATTAGATTACGCTCCTGCTCTTGCAACAAACTTAAATGTAGATGATACTGGTAACACTTTTGCTGGTGTACTTAATGGTAAATTCAAAGTATATGTTGATCCATATGCAGCGAACATATCAGCAAGTCAATACTATGTAATCGGTTACAAAGGAACTTCACCTTACGATTCTGGTTTATTCTACTGCCCATATGTTCCACTACAAATGGTGAGAGCAGTTGGTCAGAACAGTTTCCAACCAAAAATTGGATTCAAAACTAGATACGGAATGGTACAAAATCCTTTCGCAACTTCAGACGGAGACGGTGCTTTAGATAACTCAGGTGCTGTTGCTGCTGGAAAAGCAAACTTATATTACAGACGAGTTAAAGTAACTAACTTAATGTAATATCGTTTACATATCTAATACAGAAAAGGGGGCTTCGGCCCCCTTTTTTTTCGTCTAAAATTCATTATAAATAGTAATATGACAGAGACAAATATAATCAACAGACAGCCATCTAAACTAGACTATGCAAGTCCGATACAGTTTAGATTTAAGATGAATAAGATACCTAAGGTAGAGTTTTTTGTACAGACAGCAAACATACCTGGTATCAATCTAGGCACAGCAGTTGTGCCATCACCACTATATGATTATCCTGTGCCTGGTGATAAGATACAATATCAGACTTTAGATTTATCATTTCTTGTTGATGAAAATTTAAACAACTACAAAGAATTACATGACTGGATAAGTGGTCTAGGATTTCCTAGTAATCATCAACAGTTTGCTGATTTACAAGCAGGAAGCGCTGATAGATTTCCTGGTTCGACTGCAAGCTCAGTCGCAACAGGATCAAAAAGAACACCAGCACCTTTAGCCGAGGGCGGTATATATTCAGATGCAACACTAACAGTTTTGAATAGTAAGAATATAGCAAAGACAGAAATAAGATTTAAGAATGTGTATCCTATATCTCTAGGTTCTCTATCTTATAATGTTCAGGCAAGTGACGTTGACTATCTGCAAGTAGCAGCTAGTTTTAATTATTTAAATTATGATATTGTACAGATATCTACTACATAATAATAGGATGAAAATTGATGAAAACTTTGAGATGGATCGACAAGGCCGTATGTCTCGGTAATGGCAAATCACGCCAAGGATTAGATTTAGCAAAGATGAAAGATTATGCAACCGTAATAGGTTGTAATGCTATTTACAGAGATTTTTCTCCAGATATATTAGTCGCTTTGGATTCAAGGATGAGTCACGAGGTATATAGATCGGGATATGCACATAAGGAGATATGTTACCTAGGTTACTGGACGCCTGTGCCAAATGTCGTTGCTGATATGATGTTAGCAGATAAGTGGTATGGCAAAGGCAAGATAGACAATGAACCTAACGGCTGTGATGAGGTCGTGTATCATGGGGCAGATGGTGTGTTCACACTCACAAAAGGCAAAAATTTAGGTATAACTTATGTGACAGGTGTAAAACCTGGTGATAAGGTTACCGATATTGATCCCAAGGTAGATGACTTTGCTTATGCGACAGGTAGTAGATCGGTACATCTTGCGTGTGAATTACATGCCAAAGAGGTGTTTCTTGTCGGACATGATTTATATTCAAATGATGATAAGGTAAATAATATATATGCTGGCACAAAGAGTTATGCAGAGAAAGACGCATTGGCTGCCAGACCTGATAATCCAGATGAGACATATAATTGGATACTACAACATAAAAATACTTTTGATAAATTTAAAGATGTACAATTCTATAAGGTAAATAAAGGCGAAGCAAAAACCGCTTCCACTATAAGTGAGTGGAGTGATTGTGAAAACCTAAAATACATATCCGTTGAAGAAATGGATCAAAAGCTTTACAATTAACCGAAAAGGTGATATAATAGCATTATGACATTAGAAGAATTACAAGAGTCCGTAAACAAGGACTTTAAACTAGATGATACTGAATTAGATAGGGAATCTGTAAACATACCTCTATTACATAATAAGTATCTGATACATTTTAATAAATTTAATCTATTAAGAAAAAAGGCAGATCAAGATCACAAGACTTTGATTAGAGAGAAATGGGAATACTATACAGGTAAAGCAGACCCTAGTGTATATCAAGCAAAACCTTTTGATATAAAAGTTTTAAAAGCAGACGTACACATTTATATGGATTCTGATCCTGAATTACAAAAGGCAGATCAAAAGGTTGCATATCTAGATCAAATAATAAAATACTTAGAACAAGTTTTAAGAGGTGTAAACAATAGGACTTTCTTAATTAAAAATGCTATTGAATGGAAGAAGTTCACTAGTGGTGCAATATAATGGATCATCAAAAGGTTTTTTCAACACATATATTTGTAAAAGATAATTATCTGGCACCTCAGAGATTACCTGCTATGCAGGAAGAAATAAAAAATTTACACAAACTAGGATATACCACTAACTTTCAGACAGGACCTAACTTAGATCAAACAGAACCATTTAAGTGGTTTGCACAAGACATAGGTAAAACTGCCTTCGATATATTTGATAAACTAAATTACAACGTACAAGACATAGAAATAACTGGTATGTGGGGTAATATATTAAAACCTGGTGAGACACACCCACCACATACACACTCTAATAACTTTTTAAGTGGAGTGTTTTATTTAGAGTCAGATGCTGAAACTGGTATTATTTTTTCAGACCCAAGACCAGCTGCAGATGTACTAGTGCCAAGAAAGAAAACAAAAACTAACGAAAATTCAAACTTACTATCCTACATTTCAAAACAAAATAGA